GATCGCAGTTGCCTGAACAAGCCCTGCATCAACAAGCGACTCTCTCCCCAGATGAGATAACGCTCCTGCCACAAGACCGTGGTAGCCGAGGGCGCAGGTTGCCACTCCTTGCTCCATGTCGCTGTCATCCACCAGCCCTAACATCCGCAGGGAAGTCTCTGGATCAGTCCACCAGCGCATCAGGCACCAGCCGGACGCAGACGGCCCTTGCGCTTCGAAACCGGCTTGGACAGACGCATCACCTCAGAGGCACGGTCGATGTCCTCAGGATGCAGGACTTCAAGGCGGGCCTCCGGGTCATTCACCAGCCTTCGTGACTGAGCATGGCGCACTTCCTGCACGAAGTTGCGCACATCTCGGGCATTACCGTGTCCAGGAGTGGCTGCGATCTTGCCGGTCGCCTCCTTGATCTTGGCTCCCACACCCGGCTTGCCCACGTACTGCCCCTCACGCAGCATCCCTCGCCCAATCTTCTCCAGCGACTGGGCGTCGTAGTTGTTGAACGTCAGGGTCTTGGGCAGTCGTGACTTCAGGCCGGGGTTGGTGGCGATCATCTTCTGCATCTCCTTGGGATACCCGGCCATGATGACAACAGTGTCGTCACGGTGGTTCTCCATGTCGGCCAGCAACTGGGTGAGCGCCTCCTGCCCATAGGCATCCTGCTTGTCACCTCCCAGCGAGTACGCCTCGTCGATGAACAGCACGCCACCCCTGGCCTTCTGGAACACCTTCGCGGTCTTCGGAGCGGTCTGGCCGAGGTACTCGCCCACCAGATCGGCACGCTTGACCTCGGTGAACTTGTCCGTGGGAGTGATCCCCAGACCGTGGTACGCACGCGCCAGTTCCCGAGCGATGGTGGTCTTGCCCGTACCAGGCGGTCCTGAGAAGACCAGGTGGTTGGTATCGGACTCCACCGGCAGGCCAGCCTCCTTGCGGCGCTGGTTCACAGCAGCAGTGGCAAGCAGACCGTCGAACTGGTTGGCCACATGCTCCATGCCCACCATGCTGTGGACCTTGGCCTGTACCTCCTCCACGACCTTGGGATTGGGTGCAGTCGCCTTCACCCCACCCTGGTCGGCACGTACTGGAGCCCCTGCAACCGCCGCCTGCTGATCTCCCGCGCCAGCGGGCTTGAGTCCTTGGACACCCGCTCCAGTCTTGGCCGCGCCGGTCTCGTAGAGGCGACCTGGAGGGACTTCGCCACCCACTGATCCCCCCGTGGGCGGCTCGGGTCTTTTGGGCCTCCTCCAACATCACCCCCTCCCTCGATCATCGCCACGGTTCTCCCGGCAGCGATCAGTGACCATGCATCCTGGAGCCGGTTGGCCTCGACATCGGGCTGTGGGATCTCGTTCCCCATTGCGACCAGGTCAGCGTCGGTGTTCACGGCCTTGCCCCGGATCTTGGCCAGCGTCTCCTGGAACTTGATCGGGTTCTCGCCGGGGGTGATGTTCGGCCCGATGTACTGCTGTGCACCCATCGTGTTGCCACCGTGCTCTGCATTCGCCTTCTTGTTCCGAGCAGCAGCAATGATCTTGGGCATATCCCGCAGCGCCTTGATCCGGGCTGTCACCTCGGTGCCAACCTCGGCAGCGGACCTATAGTCCACACCGCCATCAGTGGAGCCGAGTTCACGAGCCAACGCAACGGTCTTCGGGTCAGCGGCCTTGAGTGCAGCCTGCAACTTCGGGCTGCTGGTGATGTTGTTCGTCGAGATGCCGTTGATGGTCCGCACTTGTGGGCGCGCTCCAAAGTGGTAGGGATCACCCTTGCCGTCCACACCACGAGCACTGACGAACGGATCTGTTATCAGATCGGTGTCTGCCACCTTCAGCGCAAGGTCGGCCACCATCTCGGCTGCCTCGTCTGCAGTCTTGGCAGGAGAACCAGCAGGGCCGAAGGTGTTCTTGCCCTCGAAGTAGTCCTGTCCAGTGCTGCTGCGCAGGGCATTGGTGAACGCCTGCTTCACCGAAGCACGATCAGTGAGTGCAGCGGTGACGCGCGCAGCCTGCTCAGGATTGGCCAGTACCGCAGCCGGGTTCTGCTGGCTCATGAACCAGGTGGCGATCTGGATGTTGTCCAGATCCTTCACGCCCTCCCACGGGCCACCTGCTGGGGAGTTGGCGAGGTTGACCCGCTGTGCCGACAGCGCGCCGAAGGTGTTGGTCAGTTCCGTCAGGGCCTTGGTCCGCTCGACTTGAGCAGCGGCCTTGTATCCGGCAGCCATCTCCTGCAGACCACCAGCGGGGCCACCCATCGGACCACTGAGCCCCTGCGCCGGAGGTGCGCCACCTGCGCCACCATCACCGCCCCCAGCAGGGCCTTCAGGCTTGGGCTGGCTTGCCTGGAAGCGGTCGCCGCTGAGCGGCTTCTTCAGTCCGCTGGCACCATCAGCCCCGATCTCGGGCTTGTCCGTGCGGTAGAAGCCACCACGCACGGTGTGTGCGCGAATGCCGCCCGGACGCATGTAGCCCTTGTCCTCACCCTTCAGGCGCTGACGCACCACCCCAGCCTCTGGCCGCTGTCCACGGGAATCGAGGAAGCCCGGATCACCCTTCGTACCTGCGAGGGGCTCGTAGGACACGTTCCTGATGAAGTACGGGAACTGCTGCTGCAAGGTCTGCAGGGCAACCTGGTATCCCTCAGCGTTGAGCCGGAGCCGAGAAGCCTTCTCGCTAGAGGCCTTCTCCTCCAGTTCGGTGTACACGTCATTGATCATCCGCTGACGCTGCTGGGAAGAACCTGTGCGCTGGGAATCAACGGTGGTGGTGGCCTGCTCCATCAAGGCCTCGGTCTCTTCCTCGCTGAGCGAGGTAGCAGCAGCGCGTGCCTGCTCCTCCAACCTCTTGTAGGCGCTGTCGTAGTCATCACCAGTGCGCGTTCCAGCGATCTCGGCAGCCTGATTCCGCAACTTGGCCTTCTCAGGCCCAGAGATGTCCTGTGTGTACAGCCCAGAGTTCTCCACCGCATCAAGGATCTGCACGTAGCGCCGAGACATGGAGCGCGCCTTGTCACTGCCAGCCCGCGCACCACGCAGGTTGGGGTCGAACTCGATGCTGTGGACTCCAGACGAGGACACCACAGTGGCCATCCGAGCACCATTCCCGACCGCGGCAGCGATGTCCTCGCCCGTAAGCCCGCCCTGAACGCGCGTGCGCACGTACTGGCCACCACGAAGCCTGCCCTTGATGTTCTTGTAGTCGAAGGGCAGGTAGGTGTCGTCACCGAAGCCCACCGCCTGTGAGACCACATCACCATCGGCGTCGATGAGCACGCCCTGCGAGGGCAGGATGTTGCCCGACTTGCGGGACAGGTCACCAATCATCCGATTGGCCGGAATCTGCTTGAGCAGGTGCATCGCGGCGATGTCGGAACGGACCCGCATGTTCAACTGATCCTCGGTGAACGGCTCCTCCTCGATTGCTGCCCGCCTCAGGTTGGCCTTCAGAGATCCCTCAAGCGGACCCATCTCCATAGGCCGGTCACCACGTCCAGTACGCCCCACTGCTGCGATATCAGGCTGAGAGAGGAGCGCCTCCGTCATCGGGCCATCGCCCTCCTCACGGGCAGCCCGCTCCACGTTGCTCATCTGCGGACTGTTCATCACCCGCATCAGGTCGATGTCAGGCTCCTTCTCGGTGCCCCGGTAGCGGTAGGCAGCCTGACGCACACGCGGGTCCATGACCTTCTCGGCCTCTGGACCCCACTCGCCCATGAACCGGGCCATCCCTGCCATCTTGTCGTGGCCGGTGGCGTCGAGGACGCCAGCACCTGACTTGAACCTCCCGAACAGGCTGCTCAACTTGCCCTGCTCAGGGCCACGGGGCATCAGCGCACTGGTCAAGGCACCGCGCTGCTTCTCGTCCATGCTGCCCAGAGTGGCCATCTGCTGCCCACCCATCGCACCAAGGGTGTTGAAGCGGTTGACCTTGGTCTTCAGGTCATCAGGAGCATCGCCCTGTGCGTCGATCTCGATGCTGATGATCTTGTCGTCGATGCCGATGCCGCCCTGGCTGTTGTACAGGGAGTCGGGCATACCGTGTGCGGCGTCAGACAGCGGGGCACCGAAGGTCTTGATGGTGCCGTCATCACTCTGCACCTGGATCAGCGCAGTCATCTTCTGACGCTCGCTGTGGCTGAACGCTCCGCCGAACTCACGCAGGATCTCGTCGGCCTGCTCGTACTGGGCCTGGACGCGCTCTACCTTGTCCCGCTCACTGGGATCAGCCAGCGTCCGGGCACCACCCTCCGCCCTGATCTTGTTGCGCACCGGATGGGCCACCTGCTGGATGTTCTGGTACTGGGTGGGGTCACGCCTGCGGTTCTGGTTCACGCCACGGGAGAACCGGCCACGCGAGTCACGCCTGTGCTTGTTCTCATCCTGAAGATCCCAGACCGCAGTGGCCTTGCTGACCAGCGTGTCGATGGTGAAAGCCTCAATGCCTGCCAGCCACTCAGCAGCCTTGTGCACCTCATCGGAGGGGTAGAAGCCGTTGGCTACATCGGTGGCGTACTGACGCAGCAGGGCACGCTTGGCCACCACCACACGCTGGCTGACGTAGGCAGCGGCGCTCTTGTTCAGCAGTTCGGCGTTGTCCAGGGCAAGGTCGGTCAGGGTGTCCAGCACGATGTCGTCGATCATGCTCTCGGCGGTAGCCGGGTCAGCCTTGTACACCGCCTCAAGGGCGTCCATCACGCTCATGTCTCTCCTATCGAACCGATCCACGGAAGGGGACCTGTCGCGTCATCCCGGTGTACGGATTCCTGATCGTGCGGAGCCCTGCTGTAGTCACGCCCCGGTGGGTTGGAGGCTTGATGGAGAACTTCGGCACTCGCAACAATGCCTTAGCCACGTCCACTTGTCGGTCACGGTCGCCGCTCAGGTACATCTTCTCGACCTTCCTGCGGCCCTTGGGGATCGCTGCATCCATCGCATCCAGGTCTTCGGGCTTGTGGTACAGGTAGCCGTGCTCTGGATGCTTGTAGTGCGGATCACCAGCGGCTGACTTGTACCGCTTGCGGCTCGGGGGTGGCGTCTCACGGTGCTCGGGCTTCCAGTGCTTCTTGGAGCCATACTGCTTCTGCGCCCACTTGTACGAGGGGCGATGCCCCATAGCCAGGCTCTCCTTGCCGCCTGTGGCCTCGTAGTGGCTGTCGGAGATGTAGTCGCTCTCGTTGTTGTACTTGCTGACCACAGCCTTGTGGACGTTCTTCAGGGCGTTGCTGCTGCGACCCTCGGCCTTGGTCTCCGAGCGGTTGATCCGGGCGTAGTTCAGCGATCCCACCGAGCCCACCCCAAGGGAGCCGATGCCGATGGTGCTGCTGGCATTGGTGGTCTTGGGCGCAACAGCAGCAACCCGCTTCAACGTCCCCGAGTTCGCCAAGTGCCTGGACCGCATGGCCAGAGGAGCCAGCCGAGGAGCCTGCAAGGCGAGCGCAGTAGCACCCAGCCCTGCTGATGTGAGCGAGTACCGGGTCTGCTTCTTCTTGCGCCGCAGCAGATCCCTCTGCTCGTTCTGGGCCAGCGTGTTGATGGCCGCATCGTCGGAGCGCGTCTTACTGACCTTGCTCAGCGGGGTCTTCTCCTTATTGCGCCTCATCCTGCGAGCAACCGGGGTAGCAGCCATGACACCGCTTGTCGCACCTACTGCTGATCCAGCAGCAGTACCGAGCAACTTGAACTTGGTCGGAGCCACCCTGTGGCCAATAGCACCACCGCCTGCTGCACCACCAGCAGTACCAGCAGTCAGCGCAAGCGCCTCGTCGAACTTCCGCTGATGCGTCTTCGGTGATGTTCGGCCCACAGTGCGGTACGCCGACTCGTTGATCACGTCCTCTTTCAAGTCGAGCCGATCAACGTGCTTGGGCTTCGTGGTCAGCAGGTTCTTCGCCCCCACAGCAGCCAACGGCGCACCTGCAGCGATCACACCACGAGTGCCCAGCCAGCCTGCTGCGTACTTGCCATGCTTGGGACTCACCCTCTTCGTGCGCGCGATGTCCTTGACCGCTCCAACCGGACCTTTGATGCCCGTCTTGCGGGACACCTGTCGCTGTACCGCAGTGGCGCCGCCGACCATCGCGCCACCGGCCACCAGTTTGCCCGCAGCGTTGCGTCGCCTCTCGTGCGCTTCCTGTGCCGTCAACTCGGACATTGCGCCGCCCACCACATGCTCAAGTCGCTCACGCGCTCCTGTCCGTGCTTACCCATCAAGGCCATCGTCACGTACACAGAGGCGCTGAGCATGGACGCCAGAACACATTCGTCCTCGGCACCCTTGTCATGGCAGGCCTTGGAGTACAGGTTCATCAACAGGGCTGCATCCTCAGCACGCTCGTCGTACAGAGCGCCCAGCACACCCAGCACAGTGGACACCGACTCGGTCTGCTCCACCTTGCTGCACATCAGCCCTCCTTCTTGCGCTTCCGATTGGTATGCACGAGGTACGCACCAGCGACAGGGACGCCTACGCCAGCGCCTATCAGAGCGGCCTTGCCACCTCCACCGCGACCGACCTTGATCTCCTTGAGAGCCCCAGGCTTCACATCAGCCTGGTAGTGGGCCGGGTTGGGCAGTTTGATCTCAGCGTTGGCCCTGGCTCGTCCGAGATATGCCTGCTGCGCTCGCTTCTGGCGATCAAAGGCCATCTCGGACACAACATGTGGTGCTGCTGAAGGCGCTCTTCCACCACGCTTCGCCTGAATGTCCTGCTGCCACTTGTGCCCCGTCTCCACACGCCGCCTCAGAGAGCGGCTGTACTCCTCATGCAGAGGATCTGTTGCGCTCTTGCTCACCCGTGCTAGCAGATAATCCTGCTTGCTCATTGCGGTGGACCTCCCGGTGGAAGCGCCTGCTGTGGTGGTGCTCCTGGTGGAGCGCCCGGAGGCTGGCCAGGAGCGCCGCCCATCACGGCCTGCTGCTGCTGTGCCTGCTGCACTGCAGGGTCCATCGCCATGGCCAACTGGTTGCGAGCAGTTAGGTACTCAAGGTTGGTCTGGGCGAACTGGGTGGCCTCGGTGCGCATCTGCATCATGCGCCGCTTCTCCACCTCCTGATCGTCCAACTTGGGCAGACGCGCTGCATCACGCACGAAGTTCTCAAGGTCACCATCGGGGAACCATGTGATGCCGGTGTTGGCCATCGCACCCATGAACTGCGACAACTGGGCGATGTCCGGGCTGTCCACGTCATTGGGCACGATCTTGGGCAGCGCATCGGGCTTCCAGCCGTTGGCCCGGAACAACTTGGGCATGGCCGACCTGTTCAACTCATCGGCGATGGCTTGGCTGATGCTGTTCAATGAGGTACGGAAGATGCCTGTCTTGTCCGTGTGAAGAGAGTAGGAGCCCACGGACTGATGTCCGACCATGATGAAGTCAGCAAGGACGGTCTGCAGAATGCGTTCTTCATAACGGCGGATGATCTGGTCCGTGTTGAAGGCACGGCCCCCACCTCCACCCAGCAACTCGAAGGAGTAGAGGGGCTGCTTGGAGTCCTGGTCGTAGGCGATGGGGAATACGACGCCTTCCTGCTCGTTGCGCCGTACGCCCTTCACCATCTTCTTGAACGCCTCGACAGTCTTGGCCTGCTCGCTGCCGGGCTTGGCCTTGAGGTACTCGGCGGGAACCTTCACGACTGGCATGCCCGCAAGGTCACGCTCAACCCCGACAGCCTCGAACTCCTCCATACGCTTCTTCATGTACCAGGGGCGGTACATGGTTCGTAGCATCGAGATGCCCTCGGGATTGCCCTTGTGATGGCGGTACCGGAACAGCAGGCTGCGTGATCTTGGCAGCGTGGTGGTCTGGTACTTGGGCGGGGCCAACTGGATCATCGCCAAGGTCTCGCCCGAGTCGTCGAAGACCCACCGCAGGAGTGTCTCCTGTGCTCGTATCGGCATCTTGCGCCAGCCAACGAGTCCGTCACTGTGCTTGGACTGCTGGGTGGGGTTACGTGCCCAGATGCCTTGCCTGCGCTTGTACACCACCTCGTGCCATGACCAGCCATAGACGAGACACGACAGAGCCTCGGAGATGAAGTCATCCCATGTGTGCTCCATGTCCTCCATGCAGTCCTCTACGAAGCGGGCTGCGTTGCCATCGTCCTTGGACTTGCCTGCTGGCTCGACTCTCCACTCCTGGTTGCGAAGGAGTCTGTCGATGCTGAAGAGCAGAGCGCCCACGAGCGGCTCATTCTCAGACATCTCCTTGTAGACCTGCACAGCCTTGCGGCCACGCAACTGAGGAAGGAACTCCTCATCGAGATAGCCGGATGCGCGCTTGAGGCCGGTGACGCCGAGTTCCCTGAACTCCGAGAGACGCTCGACCTCGGCCAGCATCTGCTGATCGACGCCAGAGGAATCCTCCGGTGTCCCGTATGGCCGATGATCCTCGATGATGCTCATAGACCGTTGATCTTCCTCGATGATCCATATGAGGGCGCTGCCAGACGACGCCTCGGCCTACCCCATCCGGTGTTGCGATCCTTCTCAGCCTTGTAGCCCGCAGCAAGCGCAGCAAGGCCACCCCCAGCGGCAACAGCCTTGCCACCACGGAGCATCCGCTTGCCACCCTTGATGGATGCGGTGCGCTTCGCATTGGCCGCATCAGCAACTGCGGTGCGGGTCGCGTTGTGCTTCTGCGCGCTCGACAACTCGTGACTGGCAACCTTCTCTGCCCTGCTGGTGAAGTGCGCTTCCTGCGTGGCCTTGCCAGCCTCATCCGCCACCTGCTGCTCCAAGTGCCTGAAGCCACCTCCAGACACACCCACCTTGCCAGCAGGGCCTCGCTTGTGGCCGGGATAGTCAGGAACAGGCTGCCCTGCATGCGGGTGCTTCCTGCTCTGGGTTCCTGCCCGCCAGTCCTTGTCCTGCTGCTTCAACGTATCGAGGCGGGCCTGCACAGTGCGTCGGTCATTCTCAGCAACGGTCGCCTTGCGCGACTCATGCGCATGCCTTGCTGAAGGGCCAGCCTCATCCCGAGCAGGTGCTGCTACTGCCTCCGGGCCGACGTTCTTGAGTTTCCTGCGACCGACCAGCGCAGTACCCACCCCAGCAGCGCCAACCCCAAGGCCAGCCGCTGCCACAGTGGGACTCTTCGAATCCTTCTTCTCAGGGCCACGCCATGCCCTGCCCATCTCAGCGTTGCTGCCGTATCGAGCCTGCGAGATGGTCTTGCTCACATCATCAGCCTTGCGGAAGGGCCTGCTCCATACCGGAGCAGTAGCCGTAGCGATTCCACCTGCAAGCATCAACTTGCCGCCGCGCCTCATGTGCTTGGCTCGCAGGGCTACGTTCTCGGGCGTCCCGGCCACTTTGTGAGTGGCCTGTAGTGCCTTGGTCTGATCAGCAGCGCGAGTGGTGGTCTCCAGCCTCTTGCGAGCCTCGCGCACCTTTCCCGTGTGCATCCATCTAGTAACCCTACGGGACAGCGCCTGCTTGGCCTCCAGATGCCCAACATCAGCGCGTGCCCGGCGCATGGCAGCGTCGTTCACTGCATGCTTCACATCCACCCCAGCGGCCCTCTGCGCCTGCATCTGGGGCACCTTCTTGGAGTCCGACCACTGCCTCCCGCCGAAAGCGGCAAGAGCACCGCCTCCGCCTACCAGCGCGACAGTGCCCCCGCCGATCTTCTTCTCAGGAGGACGGTAGGCGTCTTCGTACATCGACTCCGCCTTGGCAACATCCATGTCATCAGCCCAGGCACGCCCCATGCTTGCCATCCCGCCATACCTGCTCATGCCCAACAGGCTAGAGCCAGAAGACGGTGGATTCTGCCTCGTCCTTGATCCGCACCACGCCTTCTTGGTGGTACACGCCATCGAACACCTCGTCATCTGCAGGACGCAGTGGGGCAAGTGACTTGGGTAGGAATGCGGTGGCTGGCACGGTGCCCGGTGATGCAGGTGGGGCTTGACGCACAACAGCCCGATGACAGATGGCCATAGCGGCTACGTCATCGGGCAGGTGGTACTTGCGGCCCAGGCCAGTGGAGTACAGATCATCAACAGTGGCCGCCCTGTGCGCCAGATGGAGTGGCGTACTGCGGGGAAGGCGATACATGCCACGCTCAACGGCGGCCACGTACTCGGTGAGCAGCAGGGTGCGATCCCGGCCCACCATGACGACCTTCACAGTGCGCTCGTCGATCATGTCGTTGACCACGTTGCCGATGCCGGTGCCGTCATGGGCGCTCACTGCGCTGTAGTCCTTGGTGACCTTGTTGAACGCCTCGATCATCTCTGGCCACGGCTTGCGGTTCATCCTGCGCAGGTAGACCACGGGATGAGGGGTGATGTCTGTGCGCACGACACAGATCACCGTCATGTCCTTCTCCTTGGCCCAGTCAGCCCCAGCCGCATAGGTGGCTGTGACCTCAGGCAAGGCGTAGACCCAGGTGTCATCGTTGCCCTTATGGGTCTCATCGACCGGCTCCATCTCGATGCACGCCTGATCAAGTTTGGTCAGATCGAAGGCCCTGGCATCACCGGCAGGTTCGCCGAGTTCGTACTCCACGCGGAACATCTCGGCGGGAACCGACTGCTTCTTGCGCTGGATGAACTCGGGGTCCATCCATCCTTCAGGATTCGCCTCAGTTTTGAGCACTTCACGCCAACACCAGGTCCGTACTGGCTGGCCCTTGATGAGGGCCTCGTCCCTGACTGAGGAGAACGTGCCCACTGGGTTCTGCCACGTAGAGGAGGCAACCACCATCTCCTGCAGCATGTAGCCACGCTGGTTCACCTTCTCAAGCGCCTGGCCCATAGCGGCGTCGTAGATGGCGCGCTCCATCTCGTCGATCTCATCCAGCAGGGTCATCTGAGGGTGAGGGCCACGGACGGTCTTCTGGGATGCAGGGATGGGTCGTACCCAGTTGCCTGCATGGAAGGTGAGTTCAGTCTTGATCTGCCGCTCGATGGTGTACGTCGGGGCATGGGGATGCATGAGCAGGTTGGTCACATGCTCATGGACGTTGTTGCTCTGGGCCATCGACCCGCCCAGGAGGACCACGTTGATCTCCAAGGCTGCGGCCTTGGTAAGTGCGAGCAGGGCGAGCATCAGACTCTTCCCCGTCCCACGGCTTCCATACCAGAGGACCCAGTTCGTCGAGTTGCCGAAGTAGCCCTCGCAGAATGCGTCGAACGGTGCATCGTGGTCCGCACACACCTTCATTCTGGGGATGGTCACGCCCCAGAACGTCTGCACGAAGGCATGAAGTTCATCCGGGTTGACTGGAGGACGCTTGATCTGGATGCGCTGGTCGTTCGTGGCGATGCTCACTCCGACCTCCTGAACCAGTTCAACTTGCGGGCACGCTCCTCGACCATCTGGTCTGTCACCGGCTCCACCTGCGTCACTGAGAAGAGCATGTCCTTGCGTCCCATGTTGTCTGAGGAGCCTGTCTTGATCTCCACCAGGAGATCATCGGGCAGTCCCTCACATGCGAGGACGAACTCCCTGAAGTCATGCAGGTGGGGTGGGTTCTCACGCTTGACTCCCTCGGGCTTCGCGTAGTGCTTGACCTCTGTGGTCCGCAGCGCGTACTCAGCCCTATCGGCCACGACGTTCACGCAGATCGGTGTGGATCACTCCAAGCAGAAGCACCCAGCCCACCAGGAAGGCTAGGACTGCCATCCCGATCAGAACCTCCATCAGACAACTTCCCAGTCCTCGGCCAGCATGTCGGTCTGACTGGCAAGCCAGGGCACGAGTTCACCACGCACGGTGCTGATGAAGATGTATGGCAGCGTCATCCTGGAGTACTCGTCAGGGATCTGCAGTTCGAGGTGCTGGCCCTTGCCGTTCCAGTTCGACCGGCAGACGCGATCGCCATTCTTCAACTGACGCAGTGCCCATCCGAAGTCGCAGGGTTCCATGTCACTCCCCCTGCTCTTGATCGAGGGTTCTGGCCACGTCAGCACCACATGCTGCGTATCCGGCTAGGTCAACCCATGAGTCCTCGTGCAGTGGGTTGACGGCGATCCTTGCGATCTTGAGCAGGGCGAGCATCGCTGCCACATCGGAACTGAGCAGGGTGTCCATCCCCAGGTAGGCAGCCCACATGGCTGCAATCCGCTCGAAGGACTGCTCTGGTGGCCCGTAATGGAGGTTGCGGTCTCTGGTGACGATGTGGGCTGCCCGGCCAAGGATGTCCAGCCGGTACTCGGCTGATGGGTCCAACTGTGGCTCAGGCTCGATCATCTCGGGTACTGGCCACTGCCCACCGTTGCCGCTGTTCATGTCCTGCAGGGTCTCGACCAGATGGGGAGGGATCTGCTCGGGCTCGGTCTCCTCCAGGTACTCACGCTTGCGCACGGTCATGGAAACCCTCCGGCAGGTTGATGAACACGGTCAGGGTGAGGGTTGTCACGCTGTTGGCACCGAAGACAAGGATGAGGTCGCTGTCTGCGGGCACATGGTCTGCTGGTGGAAGCCACTGGTTGGCTTCACGCAGGGAGTCGTACATCGCCCGCGCCCTGGTATCCATCACATCGGGTCGGTAGACCAGGTGCACATCAGCCTGCTGGTCCTCCACCTCACGTTCCACGTACTCAGTCATCTGGTCTCCTTGGCGATCTTGCCCTCGTAGAAGGGGAGTACCCACTTCTCGCCCGTGAGTCTAGGTGTCACATGGCGTTCTTGGGGATGTTTGGGGGAGCCGGTCAACACCTTGATGGGCGTTGTTAGGTACTGCTCCTCCAACAGCATGAAGGAGCCGTCAACGGGTCCACCGAGCCAGTAGACCCGGACCACGCTCACGGCTCCTCCAGTGCTTGATAGTGCAGTCTCACCAGGCGATAGCACAAGGGGGACCAGCCCCATACCTCCTGCTGCTCACCGCCCTTGGTGGTGACACTGGAGACGGTATAGGAGTTGGGCTGATCCCCAGGAACCTCAACCACGACAGTCAACTTGTCCTCTGGCATCTCCCGGTACTGACCGGACAGTGGACCACCGACTAGGAGAGCCATCATGCTGGGAGTCTTGCAGATGCAAGTCCCCTATAGCCCTACTTACTACAAGACAAGAGAGGGAGCCTTCGACCTCGCTTCGCTCGGTCTTGGCTCCCTCTTCTAGTCCTTGCTGAAAGATCACTAGAGATGCTCTTACCTGGTAGGTATTGAGCAGAAGAGTCCCCTAGGTAGTCGCTCCTCTTCCGCGCTGGCCGCCGGGCTTCGGCTTGTGGCCTACGCCCCCGGCGTCTGGCGCGTCTTCGTCGCTCCTACGGAGGCGTTCACGATCCTATCACATGTGTCAAGAGGATGGAAGTAGGTGTCAGCAGGCGTTGACTGGTGTCAGTGAGTGTGAGATAATGGTTTTTACCAGAGGTGAGCGAAGCCATGCCCTGTACCAGTGGCTTCCCTTGGCTCATCTGTGGTTCGCTGCCCACACCTGAACGACCTGACACACGTTCTGGGTGTGGGCTTTGCCATGTCCAGGGCAATCTGGAAGGAGACCAGATTGGACGCTGTACCCAGCCATCTATCAGTGGTCAACATCAACCCAGGAGAGCAGGAACTACCGCCCGAGGCCTATGTGATCAGTGCCTTGGTGCAGTCCGGTTCGTACAACATCGAGGCTCATGGCCTCACCAACGAGCACTTCATGTCCTTCAGGCAGGTCAACCTGTTCTTGCGGACATACCAGGAGCAGGCGAGGACTGCTCCACCCCTGCACCTGCTCCTCGACAAGTTCCCCCGGTTCCCATTCCAGCCGGGGGTTTCTGCTGTCTGGGCATGCAAGCAGTTGCAGTTGGCCCATCGTGAGCGGCACATGCTCAGGTCGATGGCCAAGGTGGGCACCATGCTCAGCGAGGGTCGCATCGACGAGGCTGGTGACCTCTGGCGTATCTCAGCGAAGTCCACATCAGCACCAGTGGGCACGATGCGGGCCAGCAATGCCTATGCACCAATCGTCCGACCTGAGACGGATCTTGGACTGACGGTCCCGGTACTAGCGGGGACCATGACCAAGTACTGCCAGGGCATCCAGCCCGGCAACCTCTGGTACATCTCAGGCATCCCTGGCATGGGCAAGTCCTATCGGCTTGTCGAGCATGCGATCTTGGCTGTCGAGGCTGGCTGGGACGTGGCCTTCTTCAGCCTGGAGATGCCCGAGATCGAGACCAACGAGCGCATCCAGAAGATGCTCATGCCTGGAGCGGAGAACCCGTTCAGCGATGAGTTCTACGAGACGCTCGCTGCTCGCACTGCTGAGTACGGGGCACTGACCGTGTACACCGGACCCACGACCATCGCTGACATCGAGTCAGTGGCTGTCGAGGGCACGTTGGTGATCATCGACTACGTGTCGAAGATCAGGGCACCTGATGGTCTTCGGGCCATCACGGACTACCGACTGGCTGCAGCACTCTCGGCTGAGTTGCGGGACATCGCACTGCACAACAACGTGCCTGTCCTCTCAGCCATCCAGTTGAACCGGAGTGCGTACAACGCCAAGGAGTCGAGCATGAGTCAGACCGCTGAGACTGACCAGTTCAACAAAGACCCCTCGGTGATGATCAGCATGCTGCGCATGTCAGAGACGGTGATCTTGAACACCATCCTGAAGAACCGGAGCAACGTGTCCGGGCGCAAGTTCTACACCAGGTTCTCCGCTGACTCAGCCAGAGCAGTGGAGTTGTCCTTCGACGAGGCCAACGAGGCCATGTACGAGGACGCAGAGAAGTCCATCACTCACTAGCAGTACAGGAGACCAGTTCATGAACGTGAACGGCTATGAGATCGACGACAAGAACATACGTGTGGAGGTGATCGACGGGGAGACACAACGGATCATCAACAAGAAGGGCATGGAGCAGTTGATCCGCCAGCACGGCACGCCGGAGGGGTTTGAGTTCCTCAAGGCAATCAAGAAGCACGAGCACGGCGATGAGTGACCTTGAGCCCCTCGCATGGGGCGGCGGCAACCTGGAGTTCGCACCTGGGCCTGATGGCGAACCTTGGATCTTCCTGGCGGCCCTCTGTCGGATGCTGGACATCAACAACCACAGGCAGGTCGCTTCGCGGCTGGATGAAGACGAGAAGGGCGTCATTACTAGTGACACCCTTGGTGGACCTCAGGAGACGATCATCGTCAGCGAGACCGCTGCGTACCAGATCATCATGCAGTCGCGGAAGCCACAGGCCAAGCAGTTCATGCGGTTGGTAGCAGATCACATCAAGAGCCTGCGCAAGCATGGCCACGCCATGGCCAACGTCTCGTCGGACAACATGGCGTTGCTTGTCTCAGATCCCATTGGGGAGATGATGCTGAACGCCGCTGCGGCACGCGCAGAGCATCTCGGTCTGGTGGCACGCACCAACGAGATCGAACGCAAGTTGGCATCCCTCGGTGATCTCGATGATGCCTACACCACGATCATCGGCTGGTTCAACCGTAACGGTGGCACTGTCGATGATGTCGATGCCCAGATCATGGGCAAGCATGCTTCAAAGGTATGCCGTAATCGGAACATCAAGATCGGCGTGGTCAAGCACGAGCGGTGGGGGTCAGTGCAGACCTACCCCGAGTCCATCGTCACCGAGACGTACGAGTGGTTTGCGGGCAGGAGGCGGTCCTGATGCCCACACAGATAGAGATGCAGGCCATGTCTGCACAGATCAACCAGGCCAGGGCGATGGAGCGCATAGCCAAGGCGTTGGAGACCATCGCAGACAGCATGGCCAAGGACCATGATGACCACTCTGGCTGAGGCACTTGCCTTCGGTCAGGGCGTTGAGCGTCCTTTCCTGTGTCCATCACATGAGGACACGAACGCATCGGCATCAGTGAACGTGGCCCTTGGTGTCTGGTACTGCTTCTCATGCCAGTCCCACGGGACGCTGAATGACCATGTGCCCACCATCGACGAGGCACTGAGCGTCCTGTCCGGCAAGGCCAAGCCTCGGGTGTACGCCGAGTCATGGCTGGACATCTTCGACGCCTACCAGCCGAGCCCGTACTGGGCGAAGCGGTACGGGGCTGATCTCGCTGCCTACTTCAGGTGCGGGACTCATCCTGTGACGGGCAATCCCACCTACCCCTTGCGCGGTCCAGACGGGCTGCCACGGGGTGTGGTGCAGAGACAGGAGGGCGACCCCAAGTACCTGTATCCGGCGGGGGTCCGCATCTCCGACACATTCTTCGGCAGGCTCAAGCCCAAAGGGGTAGTGGTACTGCTTGAAGGTGCCTCCGATGTCATGGCAGTCCACTACGACGGTGATGTCCCTCGGGACTGGTCCGTGCTGGGTTGCTATGGGTCGGGGGTACACGCCCCGCAGATCGACCTGCTGCGGGATGCAGCGCCGAGGCTGATCGTCACGGCGTTCGATGCTGACAAGGCTGGCTACAACGCAGCACGCCTTGCAGTGAAGTCATGCTCCGAGATCGCTCCAGTCATCACCCATGACTGGGCCAAGCAGGGAGTGAACGACCCCGGTGAACTGGCCGGGAAAGCAATGTCAGCCCTCCGTACTACGGTGGGGACACGCCCCAACAAGGGGAAGAAGAAGGAGACCACGCATGACAGATGACGAAGCACAGGAGCACAACAGCACGGAAGAGGTCGAACGCTCGATCCTCGAACTGGCGAGCCTGAAAGAGCAGAAGAAGGAGATCGAGGCGGAGATCGCAGACATCGAGAAGTACCTCGACAAGGCGCTGGAGAAGGAGCATCGCTTCGAGGATGGCCCCGATCAGGTGAGCGCCACCGTGGTCCGTGGGTACGTGGATCGCTTCGACGACCACCTCATCTCCACCCGGTACAAGACCATCTGGGATGTCGTGACCAAGAGGGTCATCGACAAGGCCCTGTACCTGGACGCCGTTCGCATCGGCACCATCACGCCGGAACTGCACACCAAGTTCCACCACAGCGTTCCCAAGAAGTCCTACGTGATGGTCACGCGCATCAAGCACGAGGAGGACGAGTGAGCGCCCCGTCCGGTGGACAGGATCGTGCACTCGGACGCATCGGCTTCCAGTTCTACGTGAACGGGAAGTCCCAGTGGGCCACGGGCGAGTACGAGACGTACCGCCAGGAAGGTGAGACAGAGGAAGAGGCGATGGTTCGGGCCAGCGACAACGCCCTCTCAATCGCATTCGAGATCAGAGACAACTTCGTCTCCAAGCACAAGGAGCACTGAGCAGCATGGACATGGGCAAGTGGAACTTCATGGATGACGACGAGATCGCAGACTCGCGGTCCAGTCGTGGCGACAAGAGCAGGGTGTTCATCACCAGCCTCAAGGCTGACATGCCGCAGGTCTTCTACTTCCTCACCAAGCCCGGTGAGTGGGCAGGAGACTGGGTCAACTTCAGGGAACTGAACACGCGGGAGGGCCTTCAGGTCGGCCCGGACCTCCCCTCCGACCTCCGCTTCGGGGTGATGGTGCAGGACTACCGCATCACTGCCAACGACATCACCGGGGCTCGTGGGTACGAGTACGACAACAACCTCGATCCCATCACTGCCGGTACGCCGGGCAACCAGTTGTGGGCCGTGGGCGCACGCAACACCGACTCCAACGGCCTGATCCGGGTGCAGTGGAGGTGCGGGATCAACGTGGTCGATGCGATCACGGGGTACCAGAAGATCCTCAAGGTGAGCCTCACCGCCAAGGACGACCTGAAGAGGTACTTCGCCGTCAAGGATGAGGACGGGGACTTCGACATCAACGGGCGTCCCTACGAGGTTCTGTACACGGGTGAGGGGTTCAAGTGGAACCTCGCCATCCGTCCGGTGCGTCCCGGCAGCACGGTGATGCGCGAGGGCAAGTCCGTCGAGGTGCCTGCGGTGCCGGAACTGGGCTCTGCCATCGACATCCGGCAGGTGCTCATCGAGCAGCGCGAGGAGTTGGACGCGCTGCTGGCCTCCATGCCCACCCGCTCAGGCAACCCGGTGGACACCTCGATGGCTCCTGACTTCGTGCAGGAGGCGGTGGCGGAGATGGAGAGTGCCTTCACGCCTGAGGCCAAGGGCGATGCGCTCACCGAGAAGTACCTGGCGATGAGCCCGGCACGTCTGCGCTCGATGCTGGCCAAGGCCAAGATCGACGTGGAGCGTGGGGCAACGAAGGAAGCGATGGCCACCATCGCTGCCGAGAACAACCTGTAGCAGTCAACAGGTTCGTTCTGTACCTGTAGGTCCGGTCACTGGGAGGGGGCGTGCTTCGGTGCGCCCCCTCCCTTCTTTCAGGTAGGGGTGCCTTAGACCCCACCCCTTCTTTCAGGTCGAAAGGAGACCACATGGTCTGGACACACGTTCACAGCATGTTCTCGGCCAAGGATGCGCTACCCCATCCGGTGGACATCGTGGCAAGAGCATCACAGTTGAGACTTCCCGCATTGGCCCTGACTGACCACGGCAACATGGGCGGGATCGTTCAGTTCTACCTCGCCTGCCGCAAGGCAGGCATAGAGCCACTGCCGGGTATCGAGGCCTACGTGGCCTTCGAGCGCAGCAGGGAGGGCAAGGGTCGCAAGCGGGCTGAGACGTTCCATCTCACGATGCTGGCGACCAACCTGCAGGGCTACCGCAACCTCGTGGCCCTGAGCAACCAGGCTCACCGCAACTTCTACTACCAGCCGGTCATCGACCTCGGTGATCTGGCACAGGCAGCCGAGACAGGTGGGCTGGATGGCATCTACGGGCTCTCAGGCTGCTGGTTCGGCCTCGGCCCAAGGATGCTGCGGGAGGGCAGCCCCATGGCTGTCCTGGGGCTCCTGAAGGCGCTTTCCGGGTGGTTCGGTTCGGGGTTTGCCATCGAGTTGATGCACCACGAGATCAAGGACGATGCCCATGACGACAGCAGGCACGTCGAGATGCTGCATGCGGTGTCTGAACGTCTCGACCTGCCCACTGTGATCAGTCAGGACAGCCACTACGTGTACGAGCAGGACCGGGCTGACCACGACTTCTACAAGGGGCTCACGTCCTGGGGTCGTCCTGATGAGGCGCAGTGGCCCGGCAAGTTGGGCTACCACATGGTGGGCTTCGACGAGGTGAAGCACCTCTACCCCAAGCCCATCTGGGACAAGGCGATGGACGGGATGCTGGACCTGTACAACATGGCCCACGTTCGCATCCCGGAGTTGGAGTCCTACTCCCTGCGGGTGCCTGACATGGCACTCACCGTCGATCCGATGGCGGCGATGGAGAGGGTGTGTGATGCCGCTCTGCTCAGCGCAGTGGAGGGCAAGCACATCGCCAAGGCTTCCTCCAAGAGGTACTGGAACCGGCTGGAGGACGAGTACGAGGTCATCAAGTCATCGGGGTTTGCTCCCTACCTGATGCTGGTCAGGGAGGTGTGCCAGGAACTGGAGAAACGAGGGATCGTCTGGTCTGTCCGTGGTTCAGCCAGCGGATCGCTCGTGTGCTTCCTGCTTGGCATCACCTCGTTCGATCCACTGAAGTGGAGACTGAGGTTCGACAGGTTCCTGTCCAGCGACAGGACGAAGCCGCCCGACATCGACATCGACATGGACCCGGAGTACCGGGAGGAGATGTTCGACTACCTGGGCAGCAGATTCCACACCCTGCGCATCGGCACATGGTCGAAGTTCAAGTTGACCGCAGAGGACGACGACGACTTCAACCCGGAGAAGCCACAGCGTGGGTCACTGCCGGTCCAGTACAAGTACGCGGTCGGCAAGATCCTTGAGAGCAAGTACGGGTCTGACCGCAAGCGGTGGCCCCGTGAGGCTCATGACGAGTGGAACGGGGAGATACCGCCAGAGGACTGGAAGCGGTTGCAGGCGCTGGACAAGTACAAGGCGTACAAGAACTACAGCACCCACGCAGCAGGGCTCATCATCACCGATGACGAGCAGACCATCGCTGACATCCCACAACTCAACGTCACGGGCAAGGACTACATGGTCTCCGCCTTCGACAAGGACGACGTGGAGCGTCTGGGGCTGGTCAAGTTGGACCTGCTCAACCTGAAGTTGCTGACCGCGATCCGTGTCATGCAGCAGGTGTCAGGGGTGGCTCATGGCGACGTGCCGCTGGATGCCAAGGTGTTCACCCACCTGAACCGGGGCCGTGTCACAGGCATCTTCCAGTTGGAGGGTGGGTCAACCAGGCGAGGGCTACAGCGCCTGAAGCCAAAGCGGATAGAGGACTTGGTGGCTGCGGTCGCCCTGTTCCGTCCGGCCACGATTGACTCCGGTGCCACTGAGGACTTCCTGAAGCGGAGGGCCAAGGAGGTGCCGATCCCAGCAAGGCACAGCCTCATCGAGGAAGTGACCAAGGAGACCTACGGCATCCTGCTCTACCAGGAGCAGGCCATCGAGATCTTCCGGTCTCTGGGCATGACCATCGACGAGATCGAGGCTGCTCGTGGTGCCATCAAGGCCAGCAACGCTGGTATCCACGCCGCTGGTGAGGTTCTGGATGAACTGATGCTCCGTGTGCAGTCGCTGGGGTATGGGCTTGAGATGAGCGTGTACGACGTGGAATGGCTGGTCCACACGCTGAAGACCTTCTCCGGCTACTCGTTCAACCGCTCCCATGCTGTGGCCTATGCGGTGTGGGCGTACAAGTCAGCGTGGTACTCGCTGCACCACCCGGTGGCGTTCTGGACCGGGATGCTCACGGCCCACTCGGGCAACTCGGAGAAGGAGCGGGTCAGGGACTACATCGTGGCTGCCATGGGTGCAGGGGTCACGATCCGTCAGCCCAACGTCCGCATCTCCGGTGTCACATACCGGGCTGACCCACGGGCGCAGTTCATCTACAAGGGGCTGCAGTCCATCGACGGCATCGGCATCAAGACTGCCGAGGAGATCGTCCGCAACCAGCCGTACACCAGCCTTGACGACTTTGCTGTCAAGGTGTCCAACCGGCTGGTGACCGGCAGCAAGAACCTCGGCTTGGGTGTCCACCCAGCCGAGTGCACTGGGGCTGTTGCCCTGCTTCACAACGCCGGAGCCCTCAAGGGGCTGGAGTTCGAGAAGGAGACCAAGTGAAGAAGATCATCAAGCAGACCGTGCTCATACCCGATCCAAGGAGACTGGCGGACGACCTGATCGCTCTGCTCGACCTGATGGAGCAGACCACTGGCGTCTTCGACCGCAAGCGCATCCACATGGAGGTCATGTCCCACGCCCGGATCTGCCACTCCAGCGTGATGGTCAGCGAGGAGACGACGCTGGCCAGCGTCATGGATCTGGGCCGCTACAACATGCACCTGGGCCGCGAACTTGAGCACGAACTGGCCATAGGTGTGCTCAAGGAACTCACCATCATCACATCAGAGGAGACCAGATGAAGAAGCATCGCATTGCTCTGGGAGCAGTGTCAGCAGCAGTGTTCTGTGTGACGCTGATGGCAGGTCTGTTCAGGTGACCCGCGAGGACCAGACCATCACTATGGCCGCAGCCGCCGAGTTGATCCGTCAAGCCCGCGCCGACGAGGGGAAGCGGAACGCCATCGCGGAAGTCGAACGAGCATGGGCAGAGCGGGCCGCCCTCCGCGCCAATGTGGAGGCGCTGGATGTGTTTGTAACCACCAACAATCTGCTTGGAACTACCCGATACGTGCGTCTAGGTGACGTGCTCGCCCTGATTGACGGGGGCAGTGATGACTGACCACGATCCGATCTGCCAAGCAGACCCCCTTGACGACATCTACTTCTGCATGTGCGAGTTCATCGGCAAGGTCCGCGCCGATGAGCGGGAGAAGGTCAAGGCCGAGTACGTCCCGGTGTTGATGGAGCACCTGCGTCGGGAGGCTGGGTTCGCCGACCTCCGCGCCAAGGTGGAGGCGCTGCACGAAGAAGCAGCAGGCTCCCCCGACAGGTGGGACGACGCCTTCCAACTGGTCCTCGCCCTGATTGACGGGAGCAGCGATGAGTGAGTTGCCAGCACCGCACACATGGAAGGCACCCGCCACAGTCCACGACTCTCTGTGCCGACAGCAGCACTGGGAGGGGGGCGACTGTTTCGACTGCCGACTGATCGCCAAGGTCCGCGCCGACGAGATGGAGAAGGCTTACGCCGATGTGATCCCAAGAGTTCGCATGGCACATGCACAGTTGCGCGCCAAGGTGGAGGCGCTGACGCCTATCGGCGTTGTGTACCCCCACGGTCTCGACGTGCTGGTGCCGAGGACGTTGATCGACCGCGCCGACGTGCTCGCCCTTCTGGATGGGAACGGAGATGAGGGCTGATGGTGAGGGTCCAGTGAGCGACAAGATCCTCATCTGCCACTGGGCCAACGGGGGACATTGGAACAGCATCAATGTCTCCGTTGAGGCACTTGAGGGACATGAGAACCACGTCTGGGACATCTGGCCCGCCGTGGACGGTGTCACTGAGGGACAGAACTGGAACAGGGGCGAGAACGTCTACGTCAACGGCTGTGAGACCACACGGCCAGGGCAGCCCCTACCCACTCCTGAGCCGACGCCATCGGAGTCAGTGGCACCCAGTCCAACGATCACGGTGACAGCAACCGCTGTCCCGACACCAGCACCCACTGAATGCGAGACGGGAGTGAACGAGGCAGCGTTGCTGGTGCCACTGTCAGTGGCATTGGCTGCGGCTGCGATGTGGGATCGCTGGAGGAGACGAAATGGCACTGAAGAGGTGTAGGTGGTGTGGCCAGTTCGTGCTGGCCAACACCGAGCCGACCACCAGAACCATCATGGGCGGCTTGGTCGGCGCTGAGTGGCGCACGGTCCAGCAACTGCTGTGCCCTGTGTGTGCCAAGCAGTGGTCGATGGACATGCCGTGGAACAAGGAGGCAGACCTGACACTGCCTCTTGAGGTACTACCTGACAAGGAGACCAGATGAGTGACATCCCGTTCGTGGTGATCGGCCACGGAGAAGACCCGCCTTGGATCGACCTGGACAACTCGTGTCCGACCTGCGGTGAGCCCGACCTGCCGCTGCTTGATTCCGTCCCGCCGGGCATCTCGTACATCCAGCACTGTGACGGCGTGTGGGTGCGTGGCCCACTCAACCTGAAGGAGACCAGATGAGCAGCAAGGAGTGGAGCATCTCGAAGGATGAGTGGTGGCCAGTCCTGGAACTGGTGCCACCGAACAAGTTCGACCCGGTTCGTGTGATCCCCGACGAACTGATGCTGCGGTACCACGAGACCCGCGAGGCGTTCGAGGCCGTGCAGAGCGAACTGTGGAAGATCTTCGACCCCGAGGGGGACAAGTGAGCAAGTTCACCGATCAGGTCGCTGACCTGCTCATGGGCGGGGACAAGCCGGTCACGCAGGCCATGCATGACTGGGATGGCGTGCTGGACTCATGGGCGATCATGCGAGTGGCCAGCCAGGAGATTCTGGACAATGCCGAGGCCACTGATCGCAGTGATGGTCGTGGTCGGATCAGGCCCTCCAACCTGTCATCACCGTGCGCCCGGCTGCACGCCTTCTCCTGGCTGGGAGCGCCGAACGACCTCGGCAACACCTCGCTCATGGACGACGGCACCCAGCGCCACTACTACTGGCAGAAGGTGGGGCTGAGTGCCGGGTTCCTGAAGGACATCGAGACCAAGGTTGAGGTGGAGTCGCTGGGCATCAAGGGCTCCATCGACGGGCTGATGACGGACGGCTCGATCTTCGAGTTGAAGGTCACCGGCCCCAAGTTGTACGAGCAGCGCATCGCAGCACGGGAGCCAACTCACTCCCACCTGCTGCAGGTCCACGCCTACATGAAGGCGATGGAGGTGGACCGCGCGTCCATCGTCTACGAGCGCCGCTCCTACTCGGTGGACTGGCACGAGTTCCGGGTGCAGTTCGACCCGGAGATCTGGAAAGAACTGAAGGAGTTGGCGTACCCCGTGCTCGAAGCCATCGAGCAGCGGGAACTGCCTCCCATGCTGCCGATCTGCGAGGGCCTGTCCAGCAACACCTTCAAGAACTGCGGCTACCGGGCCATCTGCCCGTCCGCGCACTTCACCACCTCATGGTGACCAGCACCTCGCTCCGCCTGCGCAACGACCTGTACGAGCGCAGCAGCGGTCACTGTGAGGTCGCAGGGGAAGTCCTCTCCCACTCGTTCGCGGTGCATCACCGCAAGCGCCGCTCACAAGGCGGGACAGACGAGATCACGAATCTCATGATCGTGTGCCACTTCCACCACAACGGAGGTACGCACTCGATCCACGCCCAACCGGCCATGTCATACCAGCGTGGTTGGCTGGTGCACGAACCGGATGATCCAGCAGCAGTACCCATGCAGAGGTTCGTCCGGCTGTACGACACAGCAGGTGAATACCCCTTCTTCCTCCTGACAGAGGAAGGGCTGTACGTCCCAACACAAGAAGGAGACCGTCATGGAGGTTCGTAACCTCATCAAGCCCAACGCCGTCTTGGTGCAGATCACCGAGATCGGACGCGGGGACGTGTACAAGCGGCTGGAGAAGCCGTCGTACGGCGAGCCCAAGGTCGTGTTCGGCAGCGTCATCGACGTGCTGAACAACGGCGAAGAGTCCACGCTCGTCGCTCTGGAGTTCACCCCGGAGTCCTACGGCCCGACCATCAACGCCACCGTCAAGGTGTTCAACGGCCAGATGGAGGTCACCCTGTTCCCCTGCACCATCGAGGAGTACAAGGAGTCCCTCGACCTCGCCATCGCCTCGCAGAACAAGGCGGTCGGACTGGCCGAGGCCGACTACCAGGCCAAGTTGACCGTGCTCAACAGCATGATCGACCAGAGCCGCATCGCCCTGTCCATCCCCAAGATGTCGGCGGTCGAGTCGTGAGGCTCGGCAGCGGAGCGGGCGAGGTGACCGAGGAGGGCAAGGTCAACGTCATCAAGGTGTTCGGCTCCTGCATCGTCTGCGGGGAGCAGAGCGAGGTCGAGTTCGACGACAGCCCTGACGATCAGGAGGGGTTCGTGGCCTGGCAGCGGGGAGAGTTAGTCCAGGTTGCGTTCGCGCACTGGACCGAACCGAAGCGGGAGTTGCTGATCTCTGGCACCCATCCGGCTTGTTGGAAGGTTCTCACCCTGCCAGAGGACGACGATGACTGAACCTCTGATGACTCCCTACGAGGTGGAGCGCAAGTTGCTCGAACTCAGCAGGGACATCGACGAGGCGACGGAAGACCTCATCGAGGCCGAGACGGCGTTCACCTCCAGCAAGCGTTCGCTGGAGATGGCACTGGCAAGGGCTCGGGCGGACATCTCCGAGCAGTACCGCAACGACAAGTTGACGGTGCAGGAGAAGGCCGACATCGCACTGCTCAAGTGCGAGCAGCAGGTCATTCAGGCGGACGCGCACGAAATCTGGGTCAAGGGTTCCAAGGCTCGGGTGAACGCCCTCCGAACGCAGGTGGACATCATCAGGTCCATCGGCACGTCTGTCCGGTCCTCTATGGACATGGCCTGACAGGCACACTGGGATCGTGACTGATCCCTTGGGAGTGGACTACGGCAGCCATCGTGTTGCTGTAGTCCACTCCCACTCGGGTCTTACACGCATGTTGGCCCTTCCTGCTGACGACCCGATCATCAACAGGCAAGTGCTTGCGGAGTGGCTATACGGCCATGTGCTGGTGACGAAGCCAGGCATCGTGGCTGTCGAGAGTCCTATCGTCGGGATGTCTCGCAACCTTCAGACCGGATTGAACCTGGCCATGATGGCGGGTGCCCTATCAGCAGCGGCTGGTGCAGCGGGCGCACAGGTTGTGCTCGTCGCACCAGCCTCGTGGAAGAAGCAGGTGATGGGACGTGGCAATGCCAGTAAGGACGAGGTTGCGGAATGGCTTGAGCGGGAACAACCCATTCGCCGAGCACGATGCGGCACTGACCAGGATCTCATCGACGCAACTTGCATCAGCCTGTACGCCTCGTCCCTTCTGGAGAGAGTCAGCCCTGTGCTCGGGGATGAGCGTGGACCTGTTCTTCGGAGGAAGCGACGGCCTCCCGCAGTCGATGCGCCAGATCGAGATGTCGAAAGCCGTGTGCAGGCAGTGCCCGGTACAGCAGGACTGCTTGATCTTCGCGCTGCAAAGACACGAGCAACACGGCGTGTGGGGCGGGATGGCGCGGCATGAGCGTGACCGTGCCCTGACCAAGCACGAGGGTGATATCGCTGCCGTGGTGCGAGACTACGAGGCGAGAGTGCTTCTGGGGAGTCTGGAGGAATCCTGTGACTAAGAGAGAGTTCATACGCGCGGTGCCGACTACCGCGCTGGACGTGCAGGAGAAGCAGGATGAGCAGGCACGTCTCGCCTACGAGATGCGCCAGGACGGCAAGAGTTGGTACTCCATCGCCAAGGCCCTGGGACTCACTGAGTCGGCAGCAAGCCAGTCGGTCTCCCGAGCGATGGAGCAGGCCGCAGGATATGTGAGCGAGCAGGCCAAGCGGAACCTGCTTGCCCTTGAGGTGTCCCGGCTGGACCGCCTGCAGGAAGTCGCATGGCCCCAGGCGATGCAGGGCAATCTGCGGATGATGGACATGGCGCTGCGGATCATCATGGCCCGCGCCAAGGTGCAGCAACTGGATGTCATCCCAGACACGAGCATCACGAACAACACCCTTGTCGTCACCGGCTCCTCCGAGGAGTACGTGGCCGCTCTACGGGCCATCGCCGGAGTTGGCCAGTGAGCATCACGCAACTGACGGTTCGCGGTGGCACAGCGCCGTGGGTGGACACAGTCATCGAGTGGCAAGGGGTGGCGACCACATGGACGCTCACCAATACCGCCACCTCAACCGTGCTCTACACAGGGCCTCTGACTCGATACCAGATGGTCAGCGTGCCGGAGACGATCTACTTTCTGAGGTTGTCCGATGGCGCGGGAGCCATCCAGGACATCGCATACGTGTCCCCACCGATCTCAGCCCCGGTGGAACTGGTAGCCAAAGATGTCACCGACACCTCAGCCACCCTTGCATGGGTGCAGGTGGAGGCAGCAACCACGTACGAGGTGCTTGTGGATGATGTCTCGTACAACGTCCTGCCTCCGCCTCCTCCAGTCGAGGAGGGCGACCCGACCTACCCAAACCTGGGTCTGGGTGGACTGGAGCCGGATCGCACCTACTCGGCGAAGACCAGGGCGTTCATGGACGATGCGTCATCGTGGTGGTCCCCGACCATCTACTTCACCACCCTACGGACCAAAGATGCTGAGGCATCTCAGTACGAGTACCCGCCCTCGGTGGCAAGGACGTACAACCCGTCCGGCTGGCTGCCGGACGGTAACCAGTTGATCCACGGCTCCGGTGCAGATTTCGGCAACGTAGCCGGTATCCACACCACGGTCTTCATGTACTCCGCAGACTCGCTGAGGTCACTGCGGGAACTGGCAGGTGTACGGGTGCTCACCGCTCAGGTGTCCATCACCAGGTTCCCGGCGGAGTCGGACCCACGGATGGTGATGTCGCACTGGCTGCTCCATGACATGGACGTGATCCCGGCAGGAGCGCCTACCTTCGTGGCCCCTGCAATGGGCGTGGACTCTGGGCAGGTGGCTCTGTCACAGCAGGCATGGATGTCGATACCGACAGGGTGGATCGACTCGATGATCGCCGGGACAGCAGAAGGATTTGGGTGGGGCGGGGTGGCTGGGCGCTACATGCTCGCGCATCCCATCAGTGATCCAATCAGGCCCGCCAACGGCACTCTGCGCATCACAGTCGGATAGGAGGACAGGTGACGATCACAACTGGGTCATTCGACTCATTCGGCATTCCACAGGGCAGCCCGAACCGGCTGGACGACATCGCTGATGTCGATACTGCCGAGGTGAAGGAGGGCAACACCATCCAGCACAGGGGTGGGCGGTGGGTTCCGGTGGACGGCAACGAGGTGGCCATCTCCAACACCCTGCCGGAGGACCGTGGGGTTGAACTGTGGATCAACCCGGAGGAGGGGGAACTGTCCGCTGGGGTCGTTGCCGAGTACACATGGACCTACGACACCCCAGAGACGATGGCTGACCCCGGCAGCAGCAAGGTCCGCACCAACACCCCCTCGGGCACCACGCCGACCCAACTCGCTATCAGCGCCTTCACCAAGTCCGGTCTGGATGTCGGCAACGTGATCCGGCAGTTCCTGCCCGGTGATGTCATGTACTTCCAGCAGTTCGACAACTCCGTCAACTGGGGCAAGTACGAGATCACTGGTGCCCCTGTGGACAACACAACGTGGTTCCAGTTCCCGGTCTCCCCACTGGGCTCTGCAGGTACGCCCATCGGCAAGAACACCGAGGTGCTGGTCAGGTTCACCTACGGGGCCAACAGCGCGAACGTGGACCCCCGGTACGTCGCAGTCAAGGGCGACAAGATGGAGGGAGAACTGGATGTCCAGGGCACGAAGACCAACACCACCGGGATTCTCCTTCCCGGCAGCGAAGCCATGGTGAAGTGGCCCACCCTCGACGTTGGGTTATATGCCGACAACCAGAACCTGCACGTCGCTAGCCAAACAGCAACGGCCTACCGGAACATCTCCGCTGCTGCTCCGACGCTTCCAGACCAACTGACGCCCAAGTCCTACGTGGACGCAGTCTCTTACCCCGGCTACTACGGCTGGGCCGGTCGGTCGATGCAGACAGACAAGGCACTCACTGCTGATGTCCACAACGGCTTGATCTTCGAGGGGGCCTACACGCTGCCGCCTGGCATGACAGCGATGACGTACTCGACCGGGGCGATTGCTGGTGTGACCGGCACCTGCTCGCTGTTCACGATCCTGAAGACTGCTTACTACCAGGTCAACCTCATGGTCGATGTCCTGCACGCGACCCTGAACAACGAGGCCCTGTTCACCGTGACGTACTGGACCAATGCCAGCGCTACGTCGGCCAACTACGGAGTCAAGCAGTTGGTCGGTTCTTGGGGAAACCGACTGCCTCAACTGATACATGGGTGGACCCGAAGCGCAGGTGACGTAATCGGTGTCTCGATCCGACCTATCGGGGCCAGCGAGACCGGCTGGATCGCCAGTTACGCTGGCATCACGATTGTGAGCATGTGATGGCCAGGCTCTACTACCGCGACCCGCTGACTGACGCGATGGTCGCTCTAACCCTTGGTAGCACATCTACTGGTGAGACCAACGAGGTCACCATCTCTGCCACTGCACCCACTGACGACTCCGAACTGTGGATGGACACCACGGCAGGCAAGTTGAAGTACCGCCACCCAACAACGGGCGTGTACACGGATGTCCCGATTGACCTTGGTTCAGCGGGCATCGACGGCACCATCACTGCAGGGGCTGGCATGACTGGCGGTGGCAAGCAGTCCACCAGCCCAACTCTGAACGTCGGTGCTGGGTCTGGCATCTCAGTCACAGCCGATGCAGTGGCAGTGAACAAGGGCACGTTGGACACCTGGTACGCGCCTGTGAACGGCCAATCAGGGACGACGGTCACCGACTGGAACTCGGCGGTCAACAACGGCACCACCTACCGGGCCAGCGGTGCTGCCAATGCGCCTGACACCGGATGGTTCATGGGCTACTGCATGAGCCATGACGCCAACTACAAGGTGCAGATACTGACCCCGTACGCCAATGCCAGGTGGACCACTGGCGGGACGCTGTGGATGCGGGAGAAGGAGAACAACGTCTGGGGTGACTGGAACCGCCTTGGCATCTACTCCTACTCGCGCGACCTCCTGGACGCTGGGACCTTCGTCCAGCACAACGGAACGGGCAACAGCACTGGTGTCAAGCGCTGCTTCTACGGCATGGTCAAGGACAAGGCCACGAACAACGCCAGCAACGCCGACGCATGGCGGGTGACCTACTACAACACCGCAGGCTCGTATGTGGGGCGTGCCATCGACATCCCATTGGGAACGGGAGTGGTCAGCCATCCACAAGGTCACAGCACCACCATGAGCGCGCTGAGGACCAGGAAGCCGATCCTGGCTGACACCGCTGCGACAGTGGGTGTCGTCATGGAGATCGTTGCCGCTGCACTGGCGAGTGCTGGTATCGACATCAACCCGACTGCGGTAGCCCGCCTGGTAGAGGAGTCAACCGAATGACCGGCGTCACACCCCAAGGGATCAGGTTCCCGAACAACCCGTCCGACTACGCCGACATCATCAAGTTCTTCAAGGAGATGGCGGACGACGTAGACAGCAAGTTCGTCCCTAAGACGGGCAACACGGCCATCACCGGGGAGTTGCAGGCCAAGACGTTCAAGTCCACCAACGGTGGCACCACGCAGTCCGCGACAGTGCTGCAGACCGGGCCATCGTCGTCCAGCGCCTTCACCTTCTACGACGACAACCAGAGGATCGACGGAGTCGCTGGGCGTCGGCTGTGGATCTCCGGGGCGAACGGCACGGATGTTGCCATCCGCACGAGGTCCGGCTCGGACAACCTGAACCGCATCTCACTGCGTGCTGCGACGGTGGACATCCAGAGCAATGTGACGATCACTGGCACCCTGAACGTCTCCGGCATGAAGACGGTTCATGGCAAGTGGGAGGGCAATACCACACTGGTGGCGAATGCCACATGGCGTCTGGTCTACGCCGCCAATGTCGGAGTCTCCTTCGTGTGTCCACCTTCAGGTGCGGTGCTCATCGGCTTCGGTGGCAGCGTCCCAGCCGAGGGCTATTCGACGTTCCTGTCCTACGAGATCAGGAGTGGTGCCACCATCGGCGGCGGCTCTGTGGTCTTCCCGCACATCCCATCAGGGTGGGACGACATCCAGCCCCCTCCTCATGGCGTCGCTGCCAACGGAACTGGATCAGGTAGTACCCAATGGCACACCACGTACAACCCCTACCGCTGCGGCAGCGGAGAGGGACTGTCTCCCGGACAGACGTACCACATCCGACCTTGGTACCGGAACAAGAACCCAGCATCGTTCACCCTGTACAGGTCGTACGCTGTCGTGGAACCTGACCTGTAATGACATACTTGGGGCATGGCTGACACCCTGCTCCATACGATTCCACAGGTTGCCGAGATTCTGACTTGCTCTCGGCCACATGTGTACGCACTGATCTCGTCCGGTCGCCTGGGCAGTGTGGACATCTCCACGCCCGGCTCGACCAGGACGAAGTTGCGTGTCCGCCATGAGGACTTGCTCGCCTTCCTCGGTGGCACGAACGGACATGGCCCGACACCCCAGGAGACCAGTGGGATGCCGGGCCAACACGACCTGACGAAAGGAGTATAGGACGTACCCGCACATGACGTGCATCAACACGATCTGACAACACTGAGGAGCACTGAATGCCTGATTTCTTCGAAGACGGATTTGCGGTGAGGGAAGCCTCCTGGCACCGCAAGGAGACCCTGCTCGCCGACTGGCCTGACG